TTATTAGGCTTGAATTAGGAATTAGAGTGCTAATTGAATTAATGCTGCAATTAATGCTGCAATTAGTGCTGCAATTAGTGCTGCAATTAGTGGGCGGTCATCGTCCGTGCGTGTGTTCGGAATTATTGGGGAAACCCTAATTAAAGTTGTTCAGATGGCGTAAGACTCTGTTATACAGAACTCATATAAGCCGCACCCACACCACCACCACACACACACACACACACACCCTATATATGGTATATATTGTATGTATGTATGTATGTATATAACGCGGTCTTACGGACTTGAACAACTTTAACTACCGCTTTCGCGGTAGTTCCGAATTAGGAGGGGGCTTTCATTGGGCGGTCATCGTGCGCACGCGTAATTGCAGCGTTGATTCAAATTACGGTCATCGTGCGCGGTCATCACACACATGTATTGCACGCATGGTTGTTCGCATGTATTGCACGCATGGTTGCACAATACGTTGTTACAATATGTTGAAATAACTACGTTGGAATTACGCGTAGTTTAAATAGGGGTGTTCGCGCACGATACAAATTGCCCGAATTCGGATGATATTGTTCGCGCACGAATTGAATTTGCAATTGGAAACTATGCCTGTAGAACGCATAGAATGCTCTACGTTGCGTGATCTTGTTTGAGGTATCCCAGTACAGAAAACAAAAGATCTCGCAAACGGAGCGAAATGGCCTTATTTTTGTACACTACTTTGTACACTACAAAAAATGGCCTGTGGGAGAGCTATATATAAGGAATAGAATTCGATACCGAATTGACGATACCCCTATTGACAGTTTGACCAATAGTCATCAAACTGCCGTTGTCGGTTGTTTGCTCTTTCACAATTCGGTTCGGTTTTGGCGACGGAGTGTTGACGCCTAGTCACGCGACGTTCCGCAAAGTTTCTGTCACGTGAATTCAATTCACGACGGAGCGCGGAGCGGTTGCAAACGACAATGGCCAAGCATATGCCGCATTAAGCGACGTTTCCAAACTGAGTAGCAATCACCAATCACGCGACATTCTGTCGCGTGAAATCTTTCCTCTATTCCTCAAAGGAATATCTCAAATGTCAGTTGCAACTAGTTCCGCCAGCGTTGTCGATTCCAGTTTGCCAACTTCAGCTGATATCATCGACGAACCAATTGATTCTGTCACGCAACCAGAAACGGATGCGACGGACAATGGTTCGACCGATACGGCAGAAACGCAACCAGAAACGACAGGTAAGAAACGCGGGCCAAAAGCTGGTTCCAAACGACCCGGAGCTAAGATCGAATTCGGCGTTCCTGAAGGAAAGTTTCTGTCAAAGGAAACTCCCGGATTTGAATGTCGCTTTGAGAACAAAGGCGGACATAAAAAACTCAAACCGGAAGATTTTGCTTGTCCGATGGACTGGTTTGAATGGCAATTATGGTATCACAACGAATTCGCACGGATGGCGAAATATGAGCGCGACGAATATCGCGCTCTAGGTGATACTGAGGAACAACGCGCCTTGAATGTCGATTTGAACGCCGCTTTGAACGCTGGTTTGAGCAAACTCAAATCAAATGAATCGACGGCGGTTGCGAAGCCAAAAGCAACTAATGCAATGATCGACAAAATGCGCGAAATGCAAGCTGAATTGGCCCGCGTAATTGCGGAATCAATGGCAGCCAACGCTGAAGCTGAAGCAACCGAGCAAGCTGAAGCATCCGCGCAGCAATCGGTTGTGATTGAAGTTTCCGAAACCGTTTCGGAAACCGTCGTCAATGAAACTAAATCGAATAAGCGCAAACGATAGTTTGCGGTTGTTCGTCGTCACGCTGGCGGGAGAATTCTCCCGCCAGCGTGTTTTTGTTTCTACGTTTCTAATTCAAGGAAAGATTAGATGGATGATTTGAATGATTGGCGTGACGCATGGTTTGAAGTATTCGTTGACGACGGAGATATTGACGCATGAAATATCTTACATGTCCTCGTTGCGGAAATCTTGCAAAGGAAACGCCAATAGGAAAGCGCTGTCGTGATTGTGCCGAAGCATATGATATGAACGGAAACAAGATATATGCGAAGCGCAATAGTGATGGCGATCTTTTGGCAAGCTTGTGCGAGATATGTTGTCCTACGCAACATGGAACGCGCCGATGGAAACTTGATATCGCGGAGCGGTTGCTAGTTGTTCAAAGCAACCTAGCACGCGTTTCTGGTTCATTGGTATCGGTTGCTAATCCCGATATCACAATGTCAGTCGTTATGAGATTAGAATCGCAAGCACAGCGCTGGTTGCAACGTGCTAAGCGTATTGAGGAACGCCTACAACGCAACACGCGCAATAGATTGAAACTTTATCTCAAACTCAAACGATTAGAGTTTGAGATTGCATTGTTGCAAGATCGAATGTTACGCAAGAAACATATCTCAAAGCGTGAATTGAAGCGCGTTGTGAACGCGTACATGAAACGCACATATGGAAACTTCAAGGGATGAAACTATGAGATACTTAGTTAGCTTTAGCCCCTGTCAACAAAAGATCGACGCCGAAGAATTCGCATATGAGCGCGAATTCAATCGTTATTTGCGCGAAGCAAAACGACTGATCGCAAAACATGGCGCATCGAAAATGTCGATCGCGCTACATAGCCGGATTGAACGTCTGTTGATCGCTCAAATGAGAATTGATAATTGCATAGGAGAATAGAAGCATGACAACAATCGCCGTCAGTAATTGGGAACGTGGTGATGATCTTGAAACGCGTGCAACCGCTTGTGGGTTCAAGCTTGTGCGAGACAAAGGCCACAAGCCATCCGATAAATGGCTTTACGAATTGTGGTCTGATGAAACTGACGAATTGATATTCGTCGGCAATTGTGCTTCAGTGTTCGCATACCTTGCAGGCATGAAACGCGGAGCGGAGCAAATGTTTCGCTATGTCATGCTTCAGCGCGAAAAGCGTAAAAACGAATTGCGCGAATTATTCGCGCATGAAATCAAACCAGTTTCCGCCAGCGAAATATGGTAATTGTTCAGACAGGCCGGGAGTGTTTACGCACTCCCGGCCTTTTTCTTTAAGTGCTCCCATCACTCTACTTACGGGAACCATTTTTACACCAATTTTCCACCACCGGCACAATCAATTAAAAGTTGTGTAGTGCATTACTATAAAACTACACATACATTTTGAGTTGCAGAGGGTAATGCCATGAAACTCTGCAACTATTCAAAAACCTGTTCAACTCTCGTATGAAGTGAACACTTTTGCATTTTTCACGTCGCCAGCGTTGTCCATCAGCAAAATTCTGTCGTCCTAACCCGTTACGCACATGCACTTTCCAGACATTCCGGCCCCACATACACTTCCTTTTGCACCTCTCGGCAGCGTACAATGAGCATTGGCGAACATGACATTTTTACCCCTCCGGCAGTAATTAATTCAGTAGTTCCAATTATCGTGGAAAATGCAATGACAGCAATTGAATCTAATTTCGAGCAATCTTTACAAGAGAATCTTACCCTATATCTTCATCAAGATATAGATGAGGCAAATATATTCCAAGCGAATCGAGAAATTTCAATTGCTCGGTATGCTCTTACTCAACAAGCTGAATCCTATTTCAAGGCTATTCAAATATTAAATAAGTTTCTTGAAGTTGCAAATCTGAATTCTGGAAATGCAATTGATAAAAATATTCTTACTAATGTAATGACAGCAATTGCTACTATCGAATCAAAGAGCAAGTCTCTTATTGAAACAGTTCACCAAGTAACTCGTCTTATTAAAGACGCCTCTACTATTGATATTGACAAGAGCGCCCTCAGAACAATCGTCGTTAATATCCCTGTTCTCGTCAAACAGAGCATCAGTCGAATTAGCGGTGACGACCAATTAGCTGAGTCTGTAAGTCTCAATTTGAATAATAGTATTTCGGAGTTAATGACAGCTTGCCGTCTCGACAGAGATCAACTCTTACCTTCAACTTCAACAAATATGCAAGAGAAGGGAATTAATGCAGAGCAGTTTGTTGATCTTTTCAACTCAGTTCCTTCACAACCTCGCGCCGGAGAGTTACTAATGTAAGGAGATATTTTATCGTGAGAGTGGTCTGCACAATAATTGTAGTGAGCGCGCTATTTGTTTTACCGGGAATTACACAGGAGCCAACACCAGCAAGAATACCGACGCCTGCTGATGCTACGGGTTGGGCGCTTGCGGATTTAGCTCTCATCCAAGCATCAGATCGACCATTTCAACGGTATATATGGATACCTTCATTTGGCGATAAGCGATGGATAGCTGCAATAAATTTCACAATCAATACCGCAGTATCTCATTCGTCAGTAATTCAATTAGGTGCTGAATGTGCAAACGGATGGTTATTGCGGTATGATCTTCGTCGTCTTGCACCTTCACCACAGCAATTAGCGAAGTTAATTCAGACGTGGGACTCACTTGCATTACAGGATTCTTATTTTCATATCTCATCATCTACCCTGGGGGTGAGCAAATTACCTGCTGCAATACTCGGACCACATTTGAAACAACCAGAAGCAGTAGCATTAGCTGGATTAAACCTATCATCCGGTGGCATATACAGGGGAGATTGGTTTATTGCTAAAGCTCTTTCGACATTAGAAGGTGGAGCTTATTACGAATTTTTGCAAATTCAAAGAGTTGTAGAAAAGAATAGAACACCGCAAGGAGTATTTTTAGCTAGTTTAGGTGTATTTGAAGAACAAACTAAGTTAATAAGTGGTGATGAAAGGATTGCTATTTTCCGTTCAAATGTGACTTCAAAAGCACGTCGGGCGGATATTTTGTATGGATTAGGTCGTCGAGGAGCACTTGCAACAATTACTCATGATATTTCAGATAATGATGTTCAAGTTGAAGCTCATCCACTTAGAAATCTTTTAGCCTTTCAAGATAAAGCGAGAGAAGTGATTGTGCAGAAAGCAAATGGAATGCACGTTTTTGCCCTCTTTGATAATAAAGGGAATTTTCAAGATGCAGTTCCTCCTGATATTGCTGCCGATCATTTAGTTCCTGCACCACACACTAAAAACCTACAGCCAGCAATTTCTTGTATTAGATGTCATGGTCCGTTCGATGGTTATCATCCGTTGCCAAATGACGTTCAAACTCTCCTTACTTCTAAACTTGATGTCTTTACCGATTTAGTAGATGTTAATAATTCAAGAGAAGCAATTATTGACAGACTTGCCGGACTTTATTCTGGTCAACCTGATCTTCCTGACGCGCCACTTGGTAGAGCGAGACGTGATTATAAAGCTGCTGTTTATAAAATAACGCAAGACTCATATCCTGATGAAGTATCACCTGTTGTCGCGGTAAGTAATCACATATCTGAAATCTATGCTAATTATAGATATGATGTTGTGAGTCCGCAGAAAGCAGCTTTGGAGTTAGGACTTCACTCACTTGATGAATTTGTAATTGGAGAAGGTGAAGCCGTCGATCCAGTAGTAGGAAGTTTGAAAGCAGGAATTTCAGTAAATAGAAGCGATTATGAGCATGTATATGCTGATATGGCATTGCAAGTAAGTCTCACCAGAAAAAAGCAGGAGAATTAATTGTGGATTTGCCAGAAGTAGATGGAGTTGAATTTAAGATCATCGAAGGTTATCCTGACTATATAGTTGGGAGTGATGGAACCGTTTGCAGTAAAAGAAGTAATAAAAGAGGGATCGAAAGATGGTGGACTCAAATGAGTCCAAGTCGAGATAATGCTGGATATCTAAGAGTTGGATTAAGAGTATTAAATTCTCCACGAAAGTTTTTCCTTGTCCATCGTCTTGTGGCAATGGCTTTTGTGTCAGGATTTCAACCTGAATTAACAGTTAATCACAAAGATGGAAATAAACAAAACAATTCTAAATCTAATTTAGAGTGGTGTACTTATGGAGAAAATCATAAGCACGCTTTCAAACTTGGATTAAGAAATAGTCATGGTGAAGCTAATTCCAATTGCACTGTTTCAGATGAAGAAGTGAGAGAAATTATTAAATGTGTTGAGAATGGTGAATCGCAAAGATCGGTTGCTTTGCGCTTTGATATTTCATATCAGACTGTGAATGACTATTGGTTGGGTAAGCGACGTGCGCGTAGTAACCAAAATTTAGTTGTCCTTCCTGAAAATAAGGAACTTATATGAAACTTGCAATCCTCGCATTACTTTTACTTTTGGTTTCATCTGCAACTTCAGATGCTTGTAATCGTTGTCGTCGATTTGGTAGCTCTTGCATTTATTATAGAGCACCAGTTGTTCAGTATGTACCTGCTGCGCAAATTGCACAACCGAATATTTTAGTTGTGCAAAATTCTTATCCTGCACCAATAGCTGCTCAAGGAAATACAGTCTATTCTTATCAACAAGCATCGACTCAGTATTCGGTTTCACCTGCTGAGTTATTTCGCCAAGCTGCTGATTTCAGCCGTGCCAGTATCCAGAGTTCACAACTCGCAGTAAACGGTTATAATCAATTAGCCAGCACGCAGCTTCAATTACAATCTCATTTGAACGAACCTCTTATCAGAAGCGCTGCAGCAATTCAGCTCTTAGAAGCTGCTGGATTATCCCAATCTGCTCCTGCGCAGCGATCTTCTATTTCATTACGTATTTATCAAGAGAGTAATGGAAATTGGAGAGTCGATCAACAACAGCAATCTTCTGATCCGAATTCTCCAATTCAAGCTGACGGTAAATCTCAACAATCTTCATCACCAATTCAAGCACCTTATTTCCAAAAAGGTCAACAGACACAACTTCAATCAAATAGTGTAATCTCATCACGCTGTCTGAAATGTCATAGTTCAACCCTCACTGAACCAAAAGGTGAATTAGTTCTTGATCGTGCTATTTCACCTGAAATTTTCAGAGAAGCTATTATTAGAATCAAATCAAATGATCCGAAAGTTCGTATGCCTCCCGATGGGAGTCTTACTCCTGGCGAAGCAGGAGAAGTATTAAATGAACTTCTGGAACTTTCACAACCAGTAGCCGCCCAACTTCCAGAAAATGATGTTGTTCCACCTGCACCTCAAATTAACCCCAACCAGTAATAAGGAGTTTCTCATTATGAAGAAGTTCTTCATTCTCGCTGTTACTTTGCTTGCGTCATTCGTAATTACGAATGATATTCAAGCATGGCCACGTCCACCACGTTTTGGTGGATTTTCACGTTCTGTCAATGTTCGGCGTGAAGTTGTTGTTCAACGCTCACGAAGTTTCGACGATTTCAGTTTCCGCTCACGTCCACAAATTCTTGTTATTCCGCAAAGTCATTGCTTCGGTAATAGCTTTGGTGGATTCGGTGGATTTGGTGGTGGCTTTCAACAGTCGTTCAGTAGTCAATCGTTTTCCTCGCAATCGTTCTTTGGAAACTAATTCTTTACTCGGAGGTCTGCACAAATGTTGAAGATCCCTTTATTTCTAATGTTTGTTATCTTCTTTCTTGCCGCTGCTGACGCAGCTACAAATGTTATTTGCAGGAATGGAAGGTGACAACCAGTATATTCCCAACCTACAGTTAGTAGGTCTTGTTCTGGATCATTACACAAACCTTTAACCGCCGCAGAAAAGTATGCAGCGGCTAAAGAATACCGAAAGCAAGCGTATTATGCAAAGCATCCAAATATTAAGGAGAAGTCAAAGAAATAATGTCCATTAAATTGGACTTATCAACGCGCCACTTCGCATTCCCGCAAGAATGCGAAGTGGACGTTTTCTTGTCAATTTTTGCGGAAATTAACAAGGAAACGAGGTTGATTTTATGGCTCGCTTAACGGTAGAACAGAGATTTTGGAAAAAAGTTGGACCAGTAACAAATACAGGCTGCATGGAGTGGCTTGCTTACCGTAATGATGATGGTTATGGTATATTTTCCCTTGAACGCGGATTAAATATAAAGGCACATCGTTATGCCTATTGGCTTAAACACGGTGATTTTGATGAGAATTTATTAGTTTGTCATACTTGTGATAATACACTTTGTGTAAATGTTGCGCATCTTTTCTTAGGCAGTAGAAAAGACAATACTGGTGACATGCTTAGGAAAGGACGTTCTGTGTCATCTTTGACAGTGGAACAAGTAATCGAGATTCGTCGTAGGTATTGGGAAGAAAGTGAATTACTTCGTGTACTTGCTGAGGAATTCAGTGTTGGAATAAGTGGTATCTACTCAATAGTGTGTAATCGAACTTGGAAACATTTACTTTCAAATCAAAAGTAATTGTTAGTTGATTTTGCATCACCCTTTCTTGAAAATAAGGAGAAAAGAATTGACCGAAACCCAAAAAGAAACCAAGCATGAACACGCAGCAACAAAACCAACGCAATACGATCAACCCGGCGCGAGTTCCTACGTTGGAGTTCCAACATCACAAATCACGGAAGAAAATCCTTACGGTAATTTGCCAAATGATCCGGCAGGATTCAAAAGAATAGTTACGAAAGGGCCGGACGAATTCGCAAAGGAAGATCGAGAACGGGAAGAAAAGCAAGCTGCTGAGAAGGAAAAAGAAGCAAAGAAGAAATAACGATCTTTGCACAACTCGGTAATGATAGCCAATTATATCATTACCGAGAAACAATAGGGTTCTTTGTGCAGACCCCGCCTGTCGTACTTGTACCCGCGAGGAAGCAAGTGCGGCAGGTTATTTTTCTCAAGTGTTTCTCGAAAACTTTTGAGAAAGGTAATTACAATGTTCAGTCTACTTGCCCAAGCAGCATTCGGTGGTTATTCTTTAATCCAGCTTGCGATCTTTATCATCGTAGTAGCTGGAGTTGTAGCTATCGTAGTAGTGATTTTGAAGCAACTTGGTGTAACAATTCCACCTTGGCTAATTGCAATTTTGTGGATAGTGTTAGCCGTGATCGTCGGAATTTTTGCAATTAAAGTAATTGCATCAATGCTATAGGATAAGCAGTAATGGAATTCCCAGCATTTGCATACGGTGGTGAAGTATTTCTTGGTCCTGCTACAGCAGGATCAGCAAATCAAGTATTGCGCCGTGGTGCAAATCCATCTGAAACATTATGGGGTGATGCTCCAGTAACATTGCCTGGTGGATTAGATGGTCAACTTCAATATAATGGTGGTAGTGGTCAATTTAATGGTGTAAGCGGTAGTTATGTTTATGGTGTTACAGGAAATAATGTAGGATTAGAAGGAGAACTTACCGCTAGAAATATAGTATTAAATCCACCTAATACTATTGGAATTAAGTTAAACCTCGCCGCCGGTCAAACTGCTAATGCAATTGAAGTCAATAGTAGCGGTGGAAGTGGTGGTGATCGTTTTAAGGTTGCCGCAAATGGTGATATTACTGTTACAAGTAGTAATTGGCCTACCATTACACTTTTATCTACTTCTGGTAATGGTGGCACTCTCGACCTTCGTTCTGGATCAAATTCTTGGCAAATATATAATCATTCAGGAGTATTGAAGATTAATAACGGTGGTTTAGATCATGTTCATATAGAAAGTGTTGGGGGAAATATTGGGAATGTTGCTCTTGGAAGGGATTTAGTAACTGCTATTGCTCAATTACATCAAAAGGTTCCCGCTCTCGACGTTACTGGTCATCGAATTGATTTAGCAGTTTCGCAAACTGCACCAGCGATTGAAGTGCGGAATTCTGCGAATGCTACTGTTTTTCGAGTTGCTGCAACTGGTGCTCTTTCAGTTACTGGCGGCATTGGCACTGATGGCCCTATTACTACCAGTAATACTATTACTGCCGGGAGTCATATTCAAACTGGTGCTGTATCCGCTTTTTATTGGACAGGTTTATCAATAATTAAATCACCAGCAGATGGAGTTATTCGACTAACTAATAACGCAGAAGCGGATTTCAACCGCTTGCAATTCGGTGGTACCACAAATGCTTTTCCCGCCCTCAAACGTAATCTCACCGCTTTAGAATGCAAGTTGGCAGATGATTCAGCTTTTGCACCGTTCAAATGTGGCACTTTCGATAGTCGCGCATCAGGTTATCCAAATAGTTCAATTCAATTCACAGATGGTTATGGTGGAATAACTAGCGGTCCTGTAATTCAAATAACAAGCTATGCTGGATCGCATACAGGTAAGATTTATACAAGTAATGCTGGTTATCTAACACTACAAAGTGCAAATGATTCTGGAATGATCTTTTTTGGATCAGGTGACGCTTCTATAAACATAAATGGATTTGTTTATCAAGCAGTATCTACTAATAAAGTTGGTCACCGATTAGATTTCGCAGTTGGCCAATTAGTAGATATGGCTCAATGGAATCCAGCTGCATCACTTCCCGGCGAGCGAGCGAGAATAACAAAGAATGGTGAGTTCTCGCATAAAGGTTTAACTGGTGCTAATTCTGAACAATTTGGTGAAGGTGCCGTTGCAAGAGGTCAAGACTCTCTTGCCGTTGGTAATAATGCTACTACTGGTGCTGGAAATAGTTTTAGTGTTGCGTTAGGACGAAATTCATCTGCTGTTGGTTATGGTTCTACATGCGTTGGTTATAGCGCTAATTCTGCCGGTGTGTCCGCCTATTCTGTAGCGATAGGGCATAGTGCTGGGGTTATTACGAATCAATATGCTATTGCAATAGGCACTCTTGCTGTTTGTGGGGGTATTGGAATAGGAGGTAGAGCTAATGTAACTGTTGATAGTGGTATTGGAATGGGTTATAATGTATATAATGCTTCAGCAAATCATTTTGTTGCAGGTAGTGATTCATCACCAATTAATGATATTTATTTTGGTCAAGGTATTTTGCGAGCAACTCCAACCTCTTACACAATTCATGGGACTAATTCTACAGGAGCCGCCGCAGGTGGCGACGTTCGCATTGTCGGCGGAAGTTCTGCTAGTGGTACTGCTGGGAATGTAATTCTTTGTCATGATGGTACTGCTGCGAGAGGTAATGTTCTTATTGGTACTCTTACAGGTACAGGCTCTAAACTATTTGTAGTCGGTACAAGTTCACCTTTTGAAGGTGATCGCGTTGCATCATTCTTTGATAATAATTTACAAGTTGGTGTTAATGTAACTATTGGTTGGACAGGTGGTGGCGTAAATGGTAAATATAAATCATTTGTAGTTGATTCTGCTGGTTTTGGTATTGGCAGGATGACGGATACTCTTGTATCCGCACCAACAGTAGATTTTCGTATTGATAATACCGGCAATGTTGCAATTGGGAGTTTGACTGCTTCTGCCAAGTTGCAAGTGATTCATACACTTACTCAATTACGAATTGGGTATAATGCTGCTAACTACTTTAATGTGACTGTTGACAGCGCTGGAGCTACTGCTTTTGAGACAGCATCTGGACAAAGTTTTACTTTCCAAGGTGCTAGAAGTGGTGCCACATTTCATACCTATATAAGTAATACATCCAATTCAACAGTGAATAATGGTACTGCGTTAAACATCAGTGTTGCGGATTTGAATTCAGGTGATCCGTATATTTCTTTTGGCGTTACTGGTGCTTCTGTTTGGTATATGGGCGTAGATAATAGTGATGGTGATAAATTCAAGATTGCGTATGGAAGTCAATTAGGTACTGGTGACACATTTATGATTGATGGTGCAGGTGTAGTCCAATTCGGTACATTTGCTGCTCTTGCTGGTGAAACATTGAACGGTTATATCACAATTCGAGATAAAGCAGGAACAACACGTAAACTCGCAGTAATCGCATAAAGGAAGTCTGCACATGACTGGAACCGTAAAAGCTGGTATAGATTTCAACACACCGCTCAAAAATCTTCGTGGCGAGGAATTGAAGGATATTACTGATGGAAAAGAGCAACCTATTACCTTAAAAACGGTATGTGTTGAAGCTCTTTTGACCGCTTATCCAAAAGAAGAAATAAGCGGTACTGAGAAGATGAAGCGATACCGAATTGCCAAGAAGGTTGATGATGCGAATGGTGAGGTTCTTCAACTTTCAGTTGAAGAATTGAAATCATTGAAAGAACTAGTTGGTATTCGATTTAGCCCCCTCATCGTGGGCGCTGCGTATGCTATTTTGGACCCGACTGAATTAACCGAGAAGTAATACGATGCGTACATTAGAAGCCACAGCGCCAGAAACGCTTACTTCTTTTACCGTTGAGGTAATAGCTGGTGGCGTTGTCGTTGAAACTATTGTAATGTCGCAAATTGCAGCAGAAGGACCAACTTGGCAAGGAGAAATAACTGATCCTCTCAGTACAGGTTTTTGCAAAATCAACTTCTTTTACAACGGTAGTGCAGTTGCAAATGCCAGATATCATGCCAATATTTCATCTGTTGACGGGTCGATCTCATATTGTTATGATATGGTTTACAGTGACGTGGTGGTTGATAGTTCTGGTGGCTCTGGCACCGGAGCAAGAACAGTAGTTATTACTGTGATTGATGGTGTTACACTTCTTCCAGTTGAAAATGCTAATGTTCGTTTAACTTCTGGTTTGAATACTAGAGTTCAACCAACTGATGCTGTTGGCGAAGTTACTTTTAATGTTGATGATGCAACTTGGATTGTTGCTATTACTTCTTTTGGTTATTCTTTTCCAGGTGCTTCACTTATTGTCAATGCTGACGCTGCAATTACTTATGAGCTAACTCCATTAGGTAGTACAATTCCGCCAGTTCCACCTGGTTTTTGTATTCTTCGTATTAGAGTTTGGACAGTAAGTGGAAATCCAGCAGAAGGTGTAACTGTTAAAGTACAAGTTGAAGAAGTTCCACCTGGAGTTGGTGAAATATTTGATAGATCGGTTCAAGTTAAAGAAACTGCTGCTGACGGTTATGCGAATTTTGAGGTACCCCGTGGTTCAGAAGTAAAGTATTGGGTTGGTCCAGTTGAAGAAAGTGTTGATGAAATTCCTTCGGATGAGGATATTGTTTACGTGGAAAACCAGTTGGGATTACCAACGGTTTCGGTGTAGAAATGAACGATGATACTCCAGACACAGCCAATTACAGAGGCACCGAAGTGCCATTGGGAGAAATTCAGGTATCATCCTGTTCAATCTGCACTTTGGGTTAATCGAAGTCAGCACGAAGAAGTTGTTGCTGGTCGTGGTAGCGGTAAAACAGTATTATGTCGGAGAAAGATGATTCTTGACATGGCTTTATCAAAGCCGTGGAATGATCCTTTATATTATTATGTATTACCTACTTTCCAGCAAGCAAAACGAGTTGCATGGTATCCTTTTTTGCGAGATATACCTAAGAATTGGTATAATCCCCGTACAGGAGTCAACAGAACTGACCTCTCGATTGAATTGTATAATGGATCAAAACTTTACATCATTGGAGCAGATAAACCAGCACGTCTTGAAGGAAATCAGGCCGATTGGGTTATGGTTGATGAAGGTTCTGACCAAAAACCAGGATTGGTTGAGAATACAATTTTCCCTATGCTCACAAGGAAAAACGGTAAGTTTACAAGATTGGGTATTCCGAAAAGAACAGGCATTGGGAGAGTTGAGTTTAGGGAGTATTATGAACGTGGAATGCGTGGTGAGGGAGGAGTTAAATCCTTTTTTTGGAAAACGATTGAAACGTGTACCCCAAAAGAATTAGAATTGATTGAAGCACGTCGGGCCAATATGGACCCGAAGAATTATGAAGAACAATATGAAGCGAAATGGTTGGATATTGGTGGAAGTGTTTACTATGGTTTTACCGAAGCAAACCTTTCGCACGAAGCAAAATACGATCCGAAACTTGAAATAATGGTTGGTTGTGACTTTAATGTTACTCCGATGAGTTGGACATTAGGGCACTTTACAGACGGTAAACTTTACATCTTCGATGAAATTCATTTAGAAGAAACGCATACGCAAGCGACGATGGATTATCTTCATGGTAAGTATTACACTCACATGGCCGGATGGCGTTTCTTTGGAGATGCAAGCGGACGAGCAAGAAAAACCTCAGCTACTCGATCAGATTATGCAATTATTAAAAACGATGCTAGATTCGGACAAAAGAAAGTACATTTCCCTCCACGTAATCCTCACGTGCGGGATAGAATCGCCTCAGTCAATAGAGCATTTCAAAATGCAGCCGGTGAGATTAGCTGTTACATCAATCCGAAGTGCCAAAAACTAATTCGCGATTTGAATTCGATGAGCTACATTGAAAACACGATGGAATTAGAAGATTATAGCGGAACGCAAATTGGGCATATGTCAGATGCTTTTGGATATAAGGTTCATTGGCTAATGCCAATTCGTGTTGAGTATACTTCGATTCCGGCAGTATGGAGTACGGCGAGTTAAAGCTGTAATTTTGGAAGATGCCACTTGCACTTGAGCCGGTAATCAAATTATCTGATCCAGATAATAAAAAGAGTGAGAAAACTCCTGCGCAGATTCTCGATCATATTGGTTGGGATTCTCGAATCTTTCACCATCAACATCCACTTGATTATCGTCAAATACGCTGCTATTCGAAAAACCCTACTGCGAAACTTGCAACGTGGGCAATTCTTTCGCAGATGATTCATACGCCGTGGGTGCCAAAGAATTACAGAGGTAAAGCGACAAAAGAGATGATGGACTATCTCGAACAGTCCCTCACTCCATTGCGAAATTTGTTCTTGATGCACGCAGTATTTAATACGCTTAATTATGGTTGGGGACCATTTGAAGTTGTTTGGAAACCAGAAGAAGGATATGTGTATATCCATGATTTTAAGGCACTACTCCACGATTTTACAGATATTCTTGTTTACGTTGATAGTGGTCAATTTGCTGGTTTTACTAATGAAACATTTGGATTTACGGAAGTAAACAATTCCGCGAATAAAGTTCTCGGAATGTATGCTCTTAATACGAACTTTGAATACGAAGGAACAGATTATTATGGCGAATCGGTATATGAAACCATCGCGCCCGCCATTAATGCTTGGAACAATGTGGAGAAAGCAGCTTCGCGCTATGATTCTAAAATTGCCGGAGCGACCTGGGTCATTTATTATCCTGTCGGCAAAACACCGTACAATGGAGTGCCAGAGGAAAATGATGTTATCGCTCGTAGATTGCTCACCACGCTTGAATCATCAGGATGTTTAGCAATACCTGACGAAATACAAGATTGGATGGATGATACACTTGATAGAGAAGTCAAAGGGAAATGGCGAGTAGAACTTATTACTGCAACAGGTGGTGGACAAGATATGTTCATCGACCGAGAAAAGTATCTCGACGTATTAATGATGCGAGGATTTGGATTCGCAGAACGATCTATTCTCGAAGGTAAGCACGGAACGAAAGAAGATGCACAAGAACACGGAGATATTTCTCTCGCAATTGTTGATACTAGGCATCGCTTGCTCACTACTTGCCTTAATCTACAAACTATTCCTCATGCTCTCAGTATAAACTTTGGAAAGAAAATGGCGTATGAAGCGGGTATTGAACCTGCTCCGCTAGTTGATTCACAGTTTGCTCTTATTAAAGACATCTACCGAGTTTTACTTCAGAATCCAAGAGTTGCTGAGGCTGAAGTTGAACGGATTAATATGGTAGATATGAAAGTAGAATTGGGAATACCGAATGATGGAAAGAAAACTGAATTACCTGAACCAGAGCCGACAGGTGGCGGACCTCCTTCATTAACTGCTACACCGAAAAAAGAACCTGGAAAGCCAACAGTGAAGGAGCAAAAGAATGCCTAATTACACTTCACAAGAGAAGTTAAATATTGTGTTCGGAGAAACGAATGTTATTCGTTGGGCGAATCTCTCGAACACTAATAACATCAACAACAAAGAAATCAAGGATCGAATTGACTACTTCTGTTTGATCGCAACTTCTTATGTTAACGGTAGATTCCAACTCACGCGTTACACTGATGATATTCCTTTCGTTGTTGACCATGTACCCCACATGGTTGAATTTATCACAACTTTGCTTGGTGGTGCTCTCCTATTTGACGGTAGAGTTAATCGAGTAATGTCTGAGGATAAAGAGGTTAATAAGAGTCGTCGTGAGTTCGGAAAGTTAATGCGACAGATTCTTTGCGGTCAATTGAAATTAGAAGATCCTTTATCTGGTGAACTCCTTGGAACCTCCTGCTACCTTGCACCATCTGTTGCGTTAGCCCCCAGCAGCGGTGCAGGTAGCGGGAATGGTTGTTGTGCAGGTTGTAATTGTCCTTGTTGTCGTTGGTTGAGTTGTTTTACTACCTGCCATAACTCAAGTTGCTATTGTTACTCTTGCATCAATTCACGAGTTCTCATTTACGCAAATTAGGGGATAAACCAATGCCATATACATGCAAAGCAGTTGGTGAGAAATACCATTTGACGAAACGTGGTTCCGATAAAGCATTCGGAACTCACGATTCGCAAGCTGATTGTATGAAGCAGATGCGTGCGTTGTACGCGAATGAAACAACGCGACCTCAGAACATCACTTTCGACGGTATGATTTTGCAACCGTTTAATTTTGATGAAAAGGTTGCAAATGCTGGAAATGAGATCACTCTTGTAATTAATTCACAAGGCGGTGATTTTCTTGATTCAATTACGATGCACAATAAGATTCGCAACAGCGGTAAGAAAGTCACCGCTTATATAAATCCATTTGCGATTTCTGCCGCTGCTGTTCTTGCGTTGTCCGCAGATGAGATTTATATGGTTGAGAATGGAGTAATGAAGTTTCATGCTCCAATTGCTCGACAGGATGGGTATAAAGACGCTGCTGAATATGAAAAAGTTGCAGCAGGTTTGCGTGTAGCAGAAGATATGCTTGTCAAAACAATGGCAAGCAAGATCAAGAAAACAGAAGAAGAATGTCGCGCTATTATGAACAGCGACGCTTATTATACTGCTGACCAAGCGTTAGCAGCAGGAATAATCGACGGGATTATTCCAATTTATCGTGACCCTGGTTCAATCTCAAATCTGGGTTTTCCTGCTCAGATTATGAACTTTCTTGAGGAGAAAAAAGATATGCCGCTCCAAGAACTTTGTGCAAAGTTTGGTGTTGCAGATGAAACAGCTTTGGAAACCTTGATTGCAAACTTGCAGAAGAATCAAGTCAAAGCGCCGCCGGTTGTCACACCTGCTCTTGTGAACATGGTGAAACAATCGCGCGAGAAAGATTTGGAGTATCTTGTTACTGACGGTATTTGCACGCCAGATACCGTCAATGCTTTGAAACTCGAATTCTTGAATGATGATTCGATGAAGTCGGATTGCATCAAAGATGATCCGAATTCGCAATTCAACAAGATCATCGGAGCAATCAAAAAGAATCCGAAGGTTTTGAACTTCAATCCGAAAACTGGTCGTCAAGAGCCGATTAATGATCCACCGGCTGATGATGAAGAATCGGAAGAAAATCTTGATCCGAAAAAGAATCCTCTTATTGCGAACATGATTGATCGCAAAAAGCAATGGGATGAGCAGAACAAATTAATGGGAGTTCAATAATAAGGAACTCTTTGGTTTTCCCTTTTTGACGTCTTTTCTCCGTAATCTCCGAAATTCAAAGGAAATAACTGATATGGCTACAGAACGCCTTTGCACTCCTGGCGATTTGGTTCCTTACTTGCTGAACCCGCACTTCAATACTGTTTCGGCTATTATCCGAAACCCAACTGCTGGTGTTCAGAGTTTGTATAACATTGTTGGTATGCCAGTTGTACTTGGCACCAATGGTGCTGGTTACAATCTCATGGTTGCTGGTGGTGAAGCCAACGTACTTGGTTTAATTCTTTCAGGACCGCCGGGCGGTTCTGCTGAATCTGTTGCTGCTACAACAAATTCCAAGTTTCCGTATCAAGTTCTGAAACAAGGTCCAGTTGTCGTTAATCGCGACAAGATTTCACTTGTCGATATTGCTGGTGCAGCATTGAATGTTACTTCAATTGTAACTGCATTGTTGGCACTCAACAAGGATTTCGATTTCCGTACTGAACCTGTGAAAAAGACAACGCTGTAATCATCCTCACGGGGCAATCTTCTCTCGCTACACATCTTAACCGGAGATAATTCATATGCCGATGTCAACAACGCTTGATATTTTCAACAACAACGCATTTTCTGCGTCGAGTTTGTCTGTCGCAATTCAAACCGGGCCTTATAAGCCTCGAATGATTGGTGAAATGGGTCTTTATTCTGAAGATCCAATTCGTACTACAACTGCGTGGATTGAAAAGCGACAAGGGAAATTAGCGCTAATTAAAACTAGCGCTCGTGGAACAATGGGAGATGTTCGATCCACATTGCCACGTTCCGCAGTTCCGTTTCAGATTCCTCACTATCCTTATCATCAGAACATTCTTGCTGATGATGTTCAAAATGTTCGTGCATTTGCTTCCAACGAACTTATGGAAGTTTCGGAGCATGTGAACGATCAACTTGAAGGAATGAAAGACGATCACGAAGTTACGCAAGAATTCGGTCGTGTGAAAGGAATTCAAGGTATTGTCTATGACGCAGATAATACCACTGTCATTTACAACTTCTTTACTCAGTTTGGTTTGTCCCAAACTTCGGTGAATTGGTTGACAACTGACGTTTCTTTCGTGACGACAACGAATACTGTTATTCGTACAATTTCCGATAAACTCGGAAGTCAATCGTTTAGCGGTATTGTTGCATTCTGTGGTGATAATTACTTTGATGCTGTCATTGGGCATCCAAGTGTTCGCGCGGCGTATGATCGTTGGAAGTTTGGTGAATTCTTCCGAACGAATAAACTTGGTCCGCAATTCTACAAAGCGGCAAGTTACAATGGTTTTGAATTTCAAGACATCTATTTCATCAATTACCGTGGTCAAATTGGTGACGCGAAATTCATTGCAACGAACGAAGCGTATTACGTTCCGTTCGGAATTCCCAATCTGTTCATCGAAGTATTGGCACCTGCCGATATGATTCCTTTCATTAATAAGAAGGGAAAGCGTTGGTATGCAAGTAAAGAATTCCTTCCTCATCAGACTGGAATTCAACTTTACACGCAACACAACATTCTTCCTGTTCCATCTCGACCTGATGTTGTTATTAAGAGCACTTGGGCTGCTGCTTAATTGTTTGTTTGCTTCCCTGGCGGGATGGTCGCGGGGGTGCAGGTTTCTCGCCTGTACCTGCACCCCTCTTTATTAGCGAAATTTAAGTATGGCAGGAGAAATATTTCTTCGGATTGATGTTACTGCTGATGTGTCAGAGTTTATTAATATAATGCGATTTGCAGAAAAGAATCGTCCACTTCTTTTACGTACTGCTGCTGAACGATATTTAAGATGGATGACTAAAAGATTTGTTGCTTTTTCAGCAGGTGGTGGACATTGGCCAGAATTGAAAGAGACTACAATATTACGAAAGGAAGCTAGAGCAGAAGCAATTAATCCTTATTGGATTTTACGTGAGTCTGATGATTTATTAAATAATTTATCAATTAAAGAAGATGATGACGGAATTTGGGTTGGATATCATGGCGATGAACCAGATCATTCAATAAGTTCAGAATCAATGATATGGCTAGTTGAGCATCATGCCGTAGATAATAGAGATGCAGTTGCTCCACCTGATCGAGCGACAAAAAGACAAATGACAGAAGATATTAGAAAAGAATTTAGAAAAGTAGTTAAAAGGATGAATAGAAAGGGTAAACAATGAAATTTTCAGAAGAACATCTTGATCCATTTTCAATGGTGTATGATGCTCTATGGGTAATGATTGAACGTAATCAAAAATTAAAAGAGTACATTCCTCCTGGAAATCGTATTAAATATGGAAATGAGACACTTCCAAAGGAAGAAAATGTTGAATCTGATACGCCTGAATTAACACTACTTATCACTGGTGGAACGCATGAATTAATATCATCGTGTTCAACTACAAAATTTAGAAAATCATACGCATGGGCGCTTTCTACTGGCGATTTGGAAAACGCAAGGTTTCATTGGATGGAATTTGAATTGATGAGATGTTTAGTTGATTGGGAAACAACACTAGCACCATTAAAATGGAAAGATTGTCCATTTGTAGTGAATTTAATATTTACTGGTGCTGAAATTGGAACAATGATGCGAGAATTGAATAAAAATGTAGAAGGATGGGCAGCAATGCTTTCAATTGACGTTGAAATGGAATTTCAAACTCGTTTACTTCGTTTAGACCCATTACCTTAGCACTTTCCAAATAAGGACATTAATATGGCAGTATGCTTAGCTCCTCCTCCAGTACGTTCTGGTCGTCATGGATTTGTGATGGAGTATACTGCTCCAGTTACAAATCAAAGAATGTCACGTATTCGTAATTGGACTTTGGATACAGTTACGAATCCATTGCTACGTGTTTATTCTGGAACAAGGTTTGGTACTCAGCGAGAAAGAGGAATTCCTGAATATCAAGGAAGTTTTGCAGGTTGGGGATCAATTCCACCTTTGTTTGCTGGCGATAATTTTGTTTTCCTTGGGTATACTGCACCTGATAGTGGTCAACCATGCACTACAGGTTGTGCGTACAGTGTTCCAGCAATTGTTTCTGAATTAACAATTAATTGGAGTTGGACACATGAAGAACGTCGATCAGATTGGGTGATTAATTTTATGAGTAGAGGTGCAGCTACCTTTATTCCTGATTTTGATGATCCATGTGATGATGCTTTGTACTGTCCAGATTTTCAATGTCTGTGTCCGTTGTTTTGGGATTGCTATGAAGTTGAATTTGATTTTTGCAACATTCATGCTGCAACACTCACATTCAATCCAAATCTTATTGAGTATTCAAATTGTTCAACGATTTGTCAGAAGCAACGAATTGCCGGAAATCTTGATTGGTCTTTAGATATTATGGATCACAATAATTGTAAGATTCCAATTATTGGTGATGACTATCATATTGTGATTCCAACTGATGCTGCTGGAAAGACTTGGGATTTAAAATGGGGTCATCATTCTGGTGTCACCAATTATCTCGTCGATATCGAAAATGGTGCAGTAATTGGGAAAACAAGTCGCTTTGACATGCAAGCTATTAATTGTTGCGTTGATCCTGAACTTGGAGTAATTCTTGATCCAAACTTGAGACAAGTTTGGCCGTATCAAATTGGTTCTTCTTAATTCTTTTGGTCTAGTTGGGGGTCTGCACAAATGTCTGAGAAAAATGTTCCATCTCTTTCTGCAAACGATTCAAAACTTTTTGACGCTGCAATTGAATTTAAGGTAGGTGATGAAGTATTTTATGCTTCAATGCTTACTGATCGAGATTTTGGAGATTTAGATCAGTGGATTAAATCTAAGTATATTAACATGGCATATGAAGCTGCTGATCTTGCTGTTGAAGAAGCAAGTAATGATCGTGAGCGATCTTCTGCATTGAATCGAAGAAAGGAAATGATCGAAACTGCACTTCTTTCTGCAACTAGTATCGGATGGGGTAGTGATGAAGGTTGGAATTTTATGATGACGAGTGAAGGTATGATTCGGTTAGGATTTCAATTTTGTCGTAAACGTCATCCAACTTTGAAGTTTAAAGAGTTTGATAAAGAAGCGCGGAAAGATGTAGATAAGACTGTTGTTGAAATTGATAAGATTTACGGGCGATTTTACCCGAAAAGAGTAAAGGAAGAAAATACAGGAGGAACTCCTGATGGGAACTCGAAAAGTGGATAGCGAGGATATGTATTTGGTGCTTACCGAAAAAGGACTTACTTTCGATGAAATTGCGGATATGAATCATCATCGGCAGTATGTCCTTTATCGTGGATCGAAAATTCAGAAGTTTTCTACAACTGAAGAATTTGAAGCTTGGCAAGCAAGTAGAAAGCTGTAATTAGGAAATACGAATGGCAGCCGACGATAAAATCAGATGGCAAATTTCGATGGCTTTACCTCAAAATGAGGTAAAGCGCATCATGGGTGAAATGAAAAAGCAAGCTCATGCAGAGCTTACTAAGACTTTGCCATTACATTTTGCAGGAGCTAAAGCAGAAGGAAAGATACCGGGTAAGCCATCTGTTCAATTACAAAGAGTAGAAGAAATTGGAGGTAAGAAGTATTTATTTTCCCTTGAGACGTTTGCGAAAAAAGTTCCTCATAGAAGTAAAGAAACTGGAAAAGCTACTCTTGAGGATATAGATCGAGGATATCGTCTTTCTGTTAAGGAACTTCGTGAGACTACAAAAAAGGTGCTTAGTGAGGATGCACAAAGAATTCGCGAATTAAAGCAGAAGATTAAATATCAAGAAAAAGATGTTCAAAAGGCAGAAATTGAAAAGTTCTTTACTGCTGGATTCAAGGATGTGAATAATGAATTAAAATTTAGGCTTAATAAGATCAATAAGGAATTGAATGTTGAGAAACTTGCTGGTTTACGCGCAAAAATTGCTGGGATGACCGATCCTAGTGGTGTTACTAAAGTAATTAATAGGTTTGTAAAGAATAATGCAGACTTAGTGAAAGAAGCCGATGAGATTCGAGCAGAGGTTAAAAAGAGATTCTCATCGGAAAAACTCGCTGCAAGAAAGGAAGAATGGCAGTCGTTAAAAGTTGAAATGACAGGGAGGGATATTCCTGAACAAATTTCGATGGTTAAAGATTTTGCAGTTAAGCATAGGCAATTTAGGCCTGCGCGAGCAGCTTTAAGAAAGCTTAGGATTCAAGAAGCGAATGCGATTCAAACTGCTGATAATAAAGCATTAGCAGAAGCAAAAAAAGAATTTGCTAGTGTACGTTCGCACGCACAGTCACTTGATCCGATTAGTGGGATTAAATTTGTAAAAGATTATAAAAAAGAAGAAGGCGCTTTAATTGGTGATGCAAATCTTTTGCTGAAAAGATTAGGTCTTAAATTTAAAGCAGTAAGAGGTAGCTTAGCACAAAAGCAATTTGCTGCTACGAAGGTTGATATCACTGGTAGAGAAATTAATGATGCAATTGATATAGTTCAAAAGCATATTGCTGATGGACTTGGAATGCCAGAACAAGCGAAAGCTTTATTGCGTAGTCTTGAAAAGACTAGAGCTACGAAAGGTAGAACGCAGCGTAAGGCTGATTTTAATTCTAGACTTCGTGATGTTCAGCTACTCAGCTCTAACGATCAGATAGATGCGTATACCGAAATAATTAAAACTACTACAGGATGGATGAGGAGAGAAGCAATTCTAGCTAGACGACGAGCTAGAAGAAATATTCAGCAAAATGCAAATAGAACTGCACAAGATCAGAAAAGAAATTTTGCTAATATTGCATTATCTGCTGCTGGTGCCGGTCTTGGATTACTTGGTCCGATGGGATTTCCATTATTGAATGTTGGTTTTGCTGCAATGTCCGGTGGTAAAATGGCTGCTGGAATAGTTGGGTTTACTACAGCACTTGGTGAAGCAATACGAATGCTGGACGGTTTTGCTCAACGAACAGAAGGTGCTGCAAGAACCTTAGGATTTGTGCCTAAATCGTTAAAGCTTATTGAATCTAGACAACAAGCAATAGAAGCTTTTGCTGGTTTTGGTGCATTGAATGTAAGAGAAATTGGATTACGCAGACGACAAGAAGATTTATCATCATCAGGACTTACTGGAGTTGGATTGAATGAAACATGGGGTGCGATAAAAGAAGCTACATTTACACAAATACAAAAATTAGCGACTGGTCAAAGTAAACGATTTGGCCCACCTATGGGTGCCGATATTACTTTTGGGTTGCAAGGTTGGGTAGACGAGTTTATGGAGATGAAAGATGAAATAGAAGCAACAAGACTTCCAAAAATGGAATCAGCTTTAAAATCAGCAAGAGCACAAGTATTTGGAGGTTCTGTTGGTGTTGAATCTGACCCTTATGAAGTATGGAAAAGAATTCAATCTGCTGCATTTGATACGAGTAAGAATGAAGAATTAGAAATAGCAAGAACTTCGTTGAAAACATTAGAAGAAATGGTTCAAATTGAAAGAGAAAGAGCAGCAAGAGAGAAGTCGGCAGAGGCATTACCTTGGTATCTGAAAATGTTACCTTCTCTCTAAAGGTTTAATTATGGCAGAGATGCTTCCTAGAAGCGGTAAGTTTGGCTACTTTATTAAATATAATCTTGAGGACAGCACCATTAGCGTGCTACCAATAGGTAGTTGGGAATTAAATGTTACTAAAAATAGGACAATGTATAGAACAGCTAAATCATTCCCAAATTTTGTTAGATCAGGTATGCCAGTTAGTGAGACTTTAAGCATATATGGATTTAATTATTCACCTGCTTTTTCTACAGAAGGTTTAGTTGAAGGTCGTATTGGTTGGTTTGATTTAGTTACGAATAAATTGCATTCTATTGGCGTTAAAGCCAGATTGCAGAAATTTCAGTATGTGCTTGATTATCGCGTAGGACAGCAATCACCACCATTTTCATGGACTGCCGATTTCGTAGATTTTACAGAAAATGATAGTAACGCCGAGTACGATAAATATTTTTTTGAAGAAGATGATTCAGCCGAATCATTAATTGAAAAATTTAAGCAAGAGTGCTTTGTTCGTCAATGTGATAAAACTATAGAAACAGATGACGTGCTCTACCATGATTTAATACTGCATCATGTTAAAAGAGCTGTATTAACATTTCAAAGAGAAATGTTAGACTTTATAGACACTAAGTCTTATCCAAGATTTGCGAATGGAGATGGAACAAGAGATTGGACTGCTGAATTAGAGATAGAAGGTGATTTTAATTATTGGTATGATAAAATCAATTATGAAGGTACTATGCGGAAGTCTAACTTATATAGATTCCATTTTGGACCCGATCCACTTATAGTAATTGAGCCTCCAAAGATGCACGTTCTTGGACTAAGCAATTTACTTACGAATATTGAAACTGCTGAAATAGTTTCCGCTACTGTTTCCTTAGGAGCCGCACAATAATGTCAATATGGATTCCTAATCCAACTTTTGGTAGCTCATCATCTGATGATGATGAAGTAACTGAAATTCACGGATCACATGATGAATCACATAATATTCTTAGTGGAAATCCGACATTTCGAGCTAGATTAGCTTGTCCGTGGAATCAATATTCAAGAGTAGTTAGTGAATTATTGGGTAAACCGCAACCGTGGCCACATCCAACTGTTTTTGATAAAGCTATTAGTGATGCTACAGCGGTTTCGATTCAATTGATTAATGATAAGGGTGACGCACTTACTGACTCATCTAAACAAAAGTTTGAGTATAAGCATTTTGCCATATTTGATGTAGTGTATATGGCGAGAAAAGGATTGTATTTTTTGAACAATAATGATGAAGAAATATATGTTGAAGATGAGATTCAGCATCGTGTTGAAACTCAGCCAATGAATCATTTATTGCTTAAATGGGGTAAAAATTCCAGTAGTGCAGTAACACTGACTGAGGGTGCAGCTGCGCCTTCATTAACCTTTAATGAAGCGCCGGTTAAATTTGGAATTGGTGAAACAATTGTTAAAACTATTGAAGGATGGTGCTGTGATCTTTCTAATGTAGCTGTTGAAGGTACGGTTAATGACAGCGCATTACATTCTTTTATCCTTGATCGTGATTTTCCAGCTTTAACGCTTAAATTACGTTCTATAACTGCAACACCGTTATTTTCATTTCGTAGTTACAGAGACGAAAATCCTTCTGGACCACCACCAACTCCAACTCCACCGCTTCCTAAAAGATATGAAAGAAGTGGTAGAACTACTTTAACTTTAAGACTTCAATATGAGTATAGAGAAGATGGATGGGAAAGGTTTTGGAGGAATACCCCTAAAGCCGCAGAAGCTGGATATTATCATATGATTGATAGTGAACCTCCATATGCTAATGTGATTCCGTTTCCTGCTGTCGATCATAAAGCATATTGGGAATAATATATTATGAATATTGATAGCATTCGTGATCGAACAATAGATAATCAACTCTTGAATTTTCAAGAGATGAATGTCATATTGAATATGCTCCGTGGACTAACGAGCGGGTCAATGCAGGAGAGAAATTATTTAGGAAATACAATTCTTCCAGATCGTCCGTATATTGGGACTATCAACGTAAAATTCGATCAATATCTTACTTACGATATACCGCCATACTCTGTATTTCCTTTAATATTCAATGGGCATGAATTTTTACCGTATATAGCTACGGCCGATTTTAGTGGTGAAGGGGAATCACCTATATTCTGCACTAATGGACCGTTCCCATTAAAGACTGGCTCGAAATTAGATTGTTTTATCGTTGGTGATGATACCCCAAGATTAGTGCATTATACATTATTTAATACTGGTTCAGTAGTGCCACAATTTGGAGATAAGGTGCAATTCTTTGGCGCTTTTGTTGGGGGTAGCGATACTATTCTTGCAGTTGAAACTTTTTCAGATCGTGATAATAAAGGGCATTTTGTATGCGTTTCAGAACCAGATACAACTACTCAAAGAATATGGGTATTGCGAACTTATTTAGCTAAAGATGATGTAAAATTCAAACCATTAATGCTAATGAGGGCGCATGATTGGATGGACGTAGGTTGTGCTGTTGAAGTTTCTATTTGGAATTTCTATAGTGATTCATGGGAACCTGATGCTGCTTTAGCTGGTGGTGAACCAGTTGCTTCTGCTATAGCTCAAGATGTTGGCAATCGTAATTTCCTTAAACCAAGTGATCTTTGTTGGGGTAGATTTTTAGGAACTACAAAATCAAGCTCTAGTAGTGATGATGACT